ATTCCTCACATAATGATCGAACATACGAATCGGTCGTATAAGCGTGAGTTCTACGAATTTGGGATAAAGTTTTCCCAGGGAAAGGAACTGTGACATTGTCCAATTCCAGCTGTGCTAACTTGAGCTCTCCCTCGAGCTCATAAACAGCATGTTGAATCAAGATTTTTGCGTCTTGTGGCCATTGATGCCCAAAAGTTGCGCGACCAAACGCAACCTGGGTTTGTCCTGTTTCTAACTTTGCCTGACTACACAATATTAACATAAAGAAAATAAAAAATGATAGCCAAGTTGCACGTAGACTCAGCCCGTAGGCAGAAAAGCGCTCATCTAATGAAGTTGTTCTCAACTCCGTAGCGGACTCAGTGGAGGGGAGTAGCATCATCAGGTTTTCTTCCTTGTTTTCTTCAGAAGGAAACAAGTTAGAGTACAAATCTTCATATGAAGGTAGTACAAAACAAACAACATATGGATATGCGGATTTAAGTTCTCTTAAGAGATAATCACGCATCGAATTATATTGCTCATAATTTGAGTGGAAGAAAAGTTCACGCAAAGCTGAGGAACATGTCTGCTCCAATTGCGAAGGAGGATTTACGAATTTTGAAGGTAAAGTCCATTCCAAAGATTTGAAAATAGAATTTAAATCCAATAAACCGCAAACACGTCCGTGCACTTCTCTAAATACTCTCTTCAGAAAAGACATCTCATCTGGGCTAACAAAAGCACATGAAATATCTCCTTTAGAAGAACTAGTAAACTCCAATCCTAGTAACTCTTTCGCCTTCTGCGAAAATATAATAGCATTGAAGAAAGATTTCACTCGATCAGAAACTGCCATGAGAACATCATCCCCATAACTTAACGGGAAAATTTCCTTAAAGAAATCGAGATTTTTCGTCTCAAGCAAACAATTCCAAATATAAACCATGATGATTAAATTGCGTATGGAATTGTCTTCAGCAGTAGCAAATTTACCAGATGGTTGCAAGCCTGGAACGCAAATCATCTCCCCAACATAATCTATGTGCGGAAACAAATTGTCTGATAAACAAGCCGCTGCCAATTTTTGTTGTTTCGCGTCATACCCAAAGTGGGC